CTATACCAGTAAAGGTTATTATTTAACTCATACAAACTACCAACCGCAAGTGTTGGTGTGGCAGTTAGATTTACAAAATTAAGTGAATTGGAGCTTGTTAAGTTATGTCCTTGAATACTTAAATCACGATTAATATTCAATCCGCTGGGTGTAATTTGAACCCCACTATTTAAACTGTGATTGTGAGAATCTATGATATTTAATGAGTTGTTGACTTGCGTTGCGTAATCCGGACCGCTGTCAACACCCACCACAGGAATCGGTAAAAGCATGTTACTTGAAATGGTGGTAGTTGCCATATTAGAAGACCGCCAATGACACCACGCAGGGTGCCGAACTTGTTAGAGTTAAAGTTGTAGAGTTGAATGGTTGCGACCTATAAATTGTTGCCGCAGCATTTGTGTCGGTTATAAACCAGCCTACGGGAGTAGAGCCCAAATGATGGTTGATAACATTTGTTCCTGAAACTAAAGAAATACCACTTAACAGCGTTGGATTTGTTAAAGGATTCTTTAAGACTGGATTAAGCTGCGAGGCCCAAGATGATTGCATTAGCATGAGGTTAGTATTTGGGTCTTTAAAGGTCGGCAAAGCCATTTATTCCCTCTTTCCATTATGCAAGAAACAAGCCCCGCTGCTATGCATTAAGGCTTCTGCCTGTCCTACACGTTTTCCTATTTCATATCCATTATTATGGCCTACAAGATAGCCTGTTGCCACGGCTACACTTGTTAAATATACTAATAAAATTATAGATAAGATATGTTTCATACTAAAATCCGCCAAGCGGACCTCCATTACCATAACCACCATTCATAGAGCCCCACTGACCGTTTTGTCTTATGTCTGTAACTCGGTCAGGTTGGCCCATATCTCGATTGTCCGCAGTCTCTTCGATACGTTGCTTAAGGAATACAAGTTCTTGGTCTAATTTCGTTGTATCAGATTCTTCTTTATCTAACGCATACTTAGCAGCTCTTATAATGATATATTGATTCCATCCCGATATACCAGTTGAAGTTAAGTCTGTGTCTTGTAACAACTGTGTCAAGCGTGGGATATACCAAATCCGTAGATTTTGGCCGGCAGATGGTGTTGGAATTAATTCAATGTTATTGCCCATTACTCTATATTGTAGATTAAACACACCGTAAATGGTGGAAGCTGTATTAGGATAAACAAACTTATTTCGATCCATGAAATTGAATTTATTGATTGTAACCCAAGCATTATTTGCAGTATTAAGCGATAGATCGACACCCTTCATCTTATAATAAGCTGGCGCTATATAGCCTGGCGTTCCATTAATACCGTTAATAAAGGGTGTTACGCCATCTGGTAGAGGATATAAATACGTTTGATTATTGTTATTAGGTTGTGAAGGCCATTGAGCAGGCGTAGCAATAAAGTATTCTTCATCAGCTGTAACTAGTAAATCGTATAATTCATACATTGCCTGATTAATGAAGCTATTCCACTCAGGTAAAGTAACAAAATTAGATCCAACTCTATCTGCTCGCTGCTGTGACATGAGGCGTAATTGACCTAAACTCATCTCCGCAGTTGGTGTGGGGATGATAGATTGTGGTGTAGTATAAGGACTAACAGTTCCATTGGATGCAGCAACTTGGTAAAAGTATTCAATTCCAACACTTACCGTTGTATCTAAATAATTATTAAGTGAAGACGTTGCTAAAGCCGTAAAGTTAACACCATCTGTGCTGCGTTGGATCACGTAGGAAGTGGCACCAGTGGATAGATCCCAACTCAAATAGTTGACGCGATTCCCGGTCTGCAAATAGAAGTTATTAGGTGTAGATGGTGCAGCCATTTAAGCTCCTGTTAAAACAGACGGGCGACTCGCACGCCCCCGGCCCCTATACCATGGCTATATGGTCCCGAATTCATTACGTTTTAAGCAAGTGTGGTTCGGGTATCTTGGCTTATTCGCCTTGAACTATAACTGAACTATTGCTCAACAAAAAACTTAAACTGATTACAGATCCATCGACTGGAGCTGCTACAGCACCGGATAAATTTCTGCATTGAAGAATAATTTGTCCGCCGAAGCCTTGAGGAAAGCTAAGAGGTTGAGCGGGAGCTAAAGCTTGCTTGCTGTCTCCAACGGTTTCAATTGACATAACTGCGGATCCAGCAGCTGCGGTTGGAGCTACTCGAGATACAGAAGCGACACCTGATCCAGTTGCTTTAGCAATGAAAGCTAGGCCCACTGCAGGGGTTAAACCTGCTGGAACTCCAAGAGCTAACCAATCAGCTGCTGTAGCATCTCCTAAGATGGTGATAACATAAGGGACGCCGATGGTAAGAGCAGCGTCACTAGCATCTACTGGGAGAGAAGATCCTAGTGGAGATACGATAGCGTTTCCGCCTGTGTAAAGTCGGCTATAGTTGTCTTGAAATTGGATTACAATAGTTCCAGAAGCTGGATTTGGATTTGTTACAGAGATTCCAGGAGTTGAAGGATTTGAGTTTCCAAGTCCAGGAGTTGCAGAAGTATGCATGAATACGTTTTGGATGTAGGGTCCTTTTAGGGATCTAATTCCTAAACCATTTCCGTTTGTAGAATCAACTACGAAGTTGCAGTCTAAAAGAACGGGCATAACGTGCCCAGTGTACATGCGAGAGTTTGCAAAGTTACGATTAGCAATATAATTATCCAACTTTCTTAGGGAATTTTACTTCCACTACGTTAGTATTGTAGCCCGCTAACTCGGAATTATTGTTCGATTCTAAGTACCCGATCAAATTAGAAAGAGTTTTAATATTATCTTCTGGATTTAATCGATAAAAATCTTCTCTCTAAGCTAATACGCACTTTTTACATTCAGATGCGTATCCTGCAATAGAGGTTGGATATTTTCTAAAGCGTGATTTTTTGTAGAATTCAGAAGTTTCTTTTTCTGAATTGCACTTTGAGCAAACTTTAAGCACTCGATATCCTTTGTTATCCTAGTACTAGGGAAGCATATAGCGCCCTTTCACCGGATAATACCTAGGACCTCTTAGCCGGGAGTAGTCTGAGGACATCTCAGCTTACATATTTAGCGGATTGACCATTTATTAGCCTCTTACTAGCCAATTAAGTAGCTGGGTAGCTAATACCATTGACCAAACTATTACTGCTACGGTGATATCTGTTAGTTTACTTTTCATATATTCTCCTATGAAAACAGTTTGTTAAGTCTATTGACAACTTCCAGCGCATCGATTCGAGTCTTCCAAGCACTTTGAATTGCTTTGGTAGTTTTATTAATAACTACATAATAACCTGTTGTTAGTTGCCCTACTACATAAACCTTATTCTTTTTAATTTCGTTATTCATACTTATAGTATCTAATAGAACCGTAATATAGTCAACCATTAATTTACTAATTATAAGTCTGTGGGTTCATTGAGGATTATAATAATCCAGTATATTACCATAAATATAAATAAGGACATTATAACTCCTTAAATAAGGACCCCTCAAGGAAAGGAACTTGAGGGGTACGCGGGCCAAACTTTGGGGGTTCTCGCTTTTGGTAGGAAGGAACCCGCCGAACCTAACCTCTATGTCTTATAAGTACTGCAGTTGCTGTGCCACCTGTTTACGTAATGATTTCAAGCTGTACCTACTCCGATTATCGTCTATCTTTTAGACGCTGTCTGATACTTAAACACTATAGATTTTTAAGTGTGATATAGTCATGAATAACACCCATACCATCCTCGGGGGCGTTTCGATCCTCTTCAAATGGAGGGCAACCCTTATAAGCATCGATTGTATGTTCTTCTTTATCTCTAACTTTTAGCTTTGTATCTTTACATTTCGGGCAACATTCAGAGTCAAGACTTGCCCTCATATATACATTCTTTTCCCATTTAAAACCGCAATAATGGCATTCAAGCATTAGTATCATAATATGTCCTTATAAGTAGAGTATCATACTTAATCAGCTCTTATGAGCAAAAAACCGATCCCAAATGCTATTAATGTGAATATTATAAAATCCACGTTCATACGGCGCCACATTCTAAACTCGGTAAAGCAATAGCTTTTTCACCGTGTAAATCTTTTCCTTTGCGATCTAATACGGCGAATACAAGGCCTTTATAGAGTTTATCACCGTGATATTCGTCCCCATCTTCCACTGGAGATACGTGGGCATAACCTCGTGAATCAATAAAGGCCACAACACACTCTATATTAGCTAAGACAAATCTATTCCCTAAATGGTACATCATGCGAACTCCTCTGTAAAAAACGATAAACGTAAATTGTATAATACTTCCATTAGCTGACGATCACACGAATAATCCTCAGTAATTAGCTGTACCATAGCCAAACTCAATAAATTGTATTCTCGTGCTCTGACATTTTCGTTCACAGAGTCGGGAGTTAAGTACATATAAGCCATATGTTCTCTATCGTGAATTTCTAAAAACTGCCATAACTCCGTACAAAACAATATTTCATTCTCAAAACTCAGTTGTTTTCCTAAAACCCATTGCAACTCTTGTACTATATCATCACAGTCTTTACAATTGCAATCCGTAGTATGGCCTTTACCAGCCCAAGTTATGTTAACATAGCTAGCATCTTTAGTATAGCACTGGCTATTATCTACTGTAAACTGAGCTGCCGGATTCTTCTGCCAGTCATCGAAGAGTTGGTCAAGCATTTCTTGACTCATTTCTTCTTCCTTAAATTCTAAAGTAATTTCTTCTTTACATGTACGACAGTAATAGAATTCTTTTCCTAATACTTCATTCCGGATTCCGGGGTTTTTACATTTACGACAAATCATATGTTACTCCTTTAACTGAAGATTATAATTGCACCTATAAAGCTAATTGTGAGTGCAACGAACAAGCCGACCATAGCGAGAAAAGGGCTACCAACCGTAAACACTACTGCTTTAACAAACATTCGACTTAAAAACGGTTTAAATATTGCGAAAACATGGTATCCGAAGAAGATAGTCATTAGTACTATTAAGATTTCCAACATACTTTGTCTCCTTGATTAAAGAATACCAAAGTCATCATTTACTGTCAACTAATTATTTATAACGCAACCGGCGACTACGGTAAAGTCACATGGAGCGGTTGTCGAAGTTGACGCATAGTGTCCTGGAGGTATCAGTGCTAACCATGCATTAGTACCATCCCAGTAAACAGCGTAGATATTGCCTCCAACACACAATCCTGACTCAGGAAAGGTTGTTGGATAGTTGGGGGTATAACCGGGGCAGAATTGCACTGTTGTGGTCGGTGCGGCGTTTAAACCGGGTATTCCTTGTGGTCCTGCTGGTCCTTGGGCACCGGTAGCGCCGGTAGGTCCTTGAGCTCCAGTAGCGCCGGTAGGTCCTTGAGCTCCAGTAGCGCCGGTAGGTCCTTGGGCACCTTGGGGACCTTTTTCTATGATGTATTGAGGACCGCAACCTACAATTAGTAATAAAACTATTAGTAATTTATACATGTTTAACTCCTTTTATATCTGTCACCGTATAGAATACCTTTAGACGATCTATAAAGTCAAGTAGACGGGGACTAAAACCATATAACTCGCCGACATAACAACAGACAACAATAATTGGTACACCGTATGCTACAGCAATTGGTCCGATAGCTTCATAACGCTCTTGTTCAGTTTTATCACGTAGTAATATTTCTATTGGTTTTGCGTTAACTCGATAATCATCGGCATTTAATACCATATTAAGCCGCATCTTTCTTGTGTTGTTTCAATGCCGCTTGAACAATCTGATGAAATTTAAGTCTATAACGTGCTTCTTTCTTAGTTGTTAATCTATCTTCTTGAAGCTTTTCACTAATAAAACCTAATAAATCAATAGTTTGCCATTCCCAATCTGGTCTAGACACATCACCTTTGCTTATACCACTAGCTATAATGTATGACTTCATACCGTCCTCCATGAATACATAATACTACCGATTTTGTATAGAGTCAACAACTCGGTAGTTTTACTTATCTCTGCATTTAAGTTTGGAGTTTTGTTACTATACCGGTAACAAACCAATGAAAACAGATGCAATCGGGTATAATTGGATGCAGTTTCGGGGACAG